CTACTGAGACTAGTGCAGATTCTCAGACAGGTGTGGTTTACGGTAGAGCCGCAGGACACACCGCTAGGGATTTTGTAGCTGAGTTATCAGGAGCAGACCCATTCGGTAATATTGTAAACAGTGTTGCTGATTTTTGGGCTAAGAAGCGTCAGGCAAAGGTTATTGGTATCTTAAACGGTATTTTTGACATTACAGGTGACGCAGACTGGGCTAAGCATACTGTAAACATTGCAAAGGCTTCTGGTGCTGCCGCAAAGATTGCTGAAACCACTCTCAATGATGTTATGACCGACACTTTGGGAGACAATAAAGAACTTTATTCTATGGCGATTATGCACTCAAATGTTGCTAAAACACTTGAGAACATTCAGGCGTTAGAGTATTGGAAGCAGACAGATGCCAACGGTATCCAGCGTCCTATGAGACTTGCCAGTGCCAATGGATTGCTAGTCATCATTGATGACAGCGTACCTGTAGACACCTCTGTCGCTAATCTTCCTAAGTATACTACCTACCTGTTAGGAAAAGGTGTATTAAGGACAGCAAAGGGCAGAGTTGATGTTCCTGTAGAAAAGGTGAGAGAGGCAACTAAGAACGGCGGTCAGGATACTCTCATCACAAGACTTAGAGAGACAATCCATCCAAACGGATTCTCATTCAAAGTACCTGATACTGGTTGGTCTGAGTCTCCAACAGACGCTCAGCTTTTTGATAAAGCTAACTGGGAGCGTAAGTTCGATCATAAGGCTATTCCAATGGCAAGACTTATCACTAACGGCTAATTAAGAGGGGGTGGGTAACATGACGGAAAGCGAAAAACTAACTACGCTGAAAGCTATGGTAGGTGGTTCTGATACAGACGAAGTGTTATCCGCCTATTTGAATATAGCTGGTAGTAAGATACTTGCCAAAGCATATCCTTATAATGACAAAATAGAAGAAGTGCCTAAGAAATATCACACTTTACAGTGTGAGATAGCTGCATATCTCTTAAACAAGAGAGGTGCAGAAGGTCAGAAGACGCATTCTGAAAACGGAATATCACGTACTTATGAAAACGCGGATATTCCAGAATCAATGTTAAGAGTGGTTACACCTTTTTGCGGGGTGATGAAATGAAAACATTAAACCGTAATAAGACAGCTTTTTATTATGCCTTGTACGAAGGTAAAGAACCTATGGTTGATGATTATGGTAATGCTACAGGGGAATATGAAGTTAAATACTCAGAACCTCACAAGTTCTTTGCTAATATCTCGGCGGCAAACGGCAAAGCCGATGTTGAACAGTTTGGTGCAAATGTAGATTATGACAAGGTGATTGTGGGAGATGGGATATTCCCACAGATTGACGAATACTCCATATTGTGGATTGACACAATTCCTGTCATTGATACCGAAGGCAAAACGGAAACCCCACACGATTATGTGGTTAAGAAAATAGCGAAAAGCCTTAACAGCATATCGGTTGCCGTAACCAAGGTCGAAGTGTCGAGGTAGAGCAATGGGTAGGAAAGTAATCAGTTTCAGCTTATCGGAAGAGAGCATTGCAGAAGCAATAAGAGATTTGAATAGCTATAAGAATGATATCGTTAAGAAATCAGAACAGCTAAGAGACAGAGTGGCTGAGAGAATATCCCTTGAAAGCCAAAGAGGGTTTGACGGAGCAGTTATCTCAGATATCATAAACGGAACGTCTAAGTACGCTAAGGTGAGTGTCTCCGTTGAAAAGACAGGTGCTATGACGCTGGTTATAGCAAAAGGCGAGGACGCAGTGTGGGTTGAGTTCGGAGCTGGTGTATATTACAACGGCTCAGCAGGCAGTTCCCCACACCCTAAAGGCTCTGAGTTAGGCTTTACCATTGGTGGTTACGGCTACGGTATGGGTAAGAAAAAGACTTGGGGTTTTTATGAAGACGGAGATTTGTATTTAACACGTGGCGCACCAGCGAAAATGCCTATGTATAACGCATTAAAGAGTGCCTGCGATGAAATAAGCATTATAGCTCAGGAGGTGTTCACATGATAGATATTGAAAATGAGGTATTTGGGAATGTCTCAGAAAAGCTGAGGGCGAAATATCCAGGTATCTACATATCAGGTGAATACGTCAAGAGTCCGCCGTCTTTTCCAAGTGTGTCACTGATTGAGATGGATAATGAGATATACCGAAGCACAAGGACGAATGCGTCCGTAGAAAACCACGTACAGGTAATGTACGAGATAAATGTTTACTCTAACAAGACTAAGGGTAAGAAAACAGAAGCAAAATCAATAATAACCGTCATTGACAGTGAGTTCGAGAGATTGGGATTTACGAGAATAATGTATACTCCGATACCGAACGAACTTGACGCAACAATATACCGCATTGTAGCAAGATACAGGGCGGTTGTATCTAAAGACAAAGTAATTTACAGGAGGTAATAATATGGCTATTAGTTCATACAAAATTTTCCTTATGGTAAAAGATACCGATTGGAAGAAACTTATTGATATCAAGGAATTTCCTGATTT